CCCAGCTAATTTTCTATCAATAGTGATATCTACTTGATTGCCAATGAATCCTTCCGCGACGCTCACCGAACTTCCTCTTGGGATAGTTGTCAGCGTTATGCCTTGGTTACCAATGTCTAGATTTCCTGGGCTGTATCCACCTGAACCATTGAAATGTGCACGCACACCGAAGGCGCCAGACCCATCATCAGCATGCCTTACAGTGATTGTGCGGTCAATCAACTGTATTTCTGAGTTTCGGTTAAGCATCGCTGGACTACCAGAGTAGTCGATTCGTTGCCCAAAACCATCGACGTACCCAGAACATTGATAACTTGCAAATGTCCACCCTTGATTAAGCAATGCCAACCGAATACGGACATCGCTTGTGTTGTTTTGGATATTCTGTCCAACTTGGTCAATCCACAGCCTAATCCGATATCCACGGTCATTATTTGACCAAAATTCTACCATGATTAACTACCTCCTACATATCTAATGACATTCCTGTCGGGATTGATGAAATCTTGCTCTTCTCGATAGCGACCAATCTGAATGGTTTTCGAGAAGATCCCGTTCTCGATGTGGATAACGCCTTGTGAAATATACATCACTTCGTTACCAGCCGAGAACATCGAAATGCGACCGCTTGGACTGAACAGCATAGAGCTAGAGTTGTCTGTTTTACCAATGACAAGCCCTTCATTTGATGAAGTCATGTAGCTGTTGATGAAGTTCCAGCGCTCTGACATGTCGCTTAGATTGTTCTCTAGTTTTGCGACACGGGCACTGGCATCAGCCAGATTCTTTTCAGCTTGTGCCCGGTTGGCATTGTTTGCATTAACAAAGTCTTGGTATGCCTTCACCCATTGATTAAGTATCTCAAGAGAGGCTTTAGCCTCAAGCTCAGCTTGCACCACTGAATTAACTTCGTTGAGCTTGTTGAGCTGAGCTTGTGTCAGCCTTAGAATCAATATCATCCTGTACATCTTCAATTGCAGGGGTCCAGTCCGTTTTGACTGTCCCTTTTTCGACTTTCACTTCCCAGACAGATTTGCTAGCTGTTTTGTGATAGGTATTGACACGTAGATGATAGTTTCCTGTCGGTTTGTTCCAAGTAATCAGCGTTCCTGTAGTTCCTGTTTTTAAATCAGATACAATTTGATAATTTTGGTATTTATCATCAATCAACCAAAGTGTCACATTATCGCTTTCGATATTTGGGTTGTGCAAAGCAGTAAAATTACCGTCTGATTTCGCACTAACAAGGTACTTTTGATCCTGCTCTAAATAGACAGAAGTTTCGTTTTTGTACAAAACGTTATTATCAAAATTCGTTGGTTTTCTGTCCGGCTTAAAAGGTCCTTTCGAGCCTTTTAAAAGATTTCGACCACCAACCGAGACACTGCCAGCAGTGTCATTCCACGAATAGTCGGCTGGATTAGTGCTATTTGCTTTGTCAAAGTCAGTACATATCCCTAGATATCGCTTAGTGCCGTCTTGCGTAAAACTGAAACCAGTGCGACCATCGGCACTATCGGCATAAGCAAAATGGACGTAAGGTGTTCGTCCGTCTGCTCCTGCTTTACCCGGTATACCATCACGCCCATCGCTACCCTTCCACTTGGACCAGCGATAGTCTTGTGGATTCCGACTATCCGTAGTGCTGAAATCTTGGTACATACCGATGAAGGCCTTGTCGGTATCAGTTTGGCTAAAACCGCTACCAGACACAGTATCAGCGTAAGCGATGTGGGTGTACTGTGTTTTACCGTCAGCACCCTTAACACCAGGGATCCCTTGGTCACCTTTTGGCCCTTGCAAACCTTGTAAACCACGTTCGCCCTGCAATCCTCTGTCACCTTTTGGGCCTGCTGGCCCTGGGTCGCCTTTATCTCCCTTGACACCATTTCGGCCATCGGAGACATTTAAAAAAGTAACCTCTTCCGAAGCTACTTCTTTATTATCCACCCATGCTGAAACCGTTAAGGCTGTTGGTTGGGTAATCTGAGATGCTACCATATCATAGGTCATACCCGCATACTTAATAGCACCATCGATAACGAAACGCCATGTAGCGTCAACCACTCTATTGCCTTGCTTTAAGACGGGTCGAACAGTCGAACGACCAACACCGTTCTTAAACACTGTACCATTCGTTGTCGTGATCTCGACACGGTATGGCAGAGATTTGGAAACAATCTCATCAATGCGTTGTTGCAAACTGCCAGACGGTTTATTGTCCAGCTTTCTGAAATTGGTAAATACAACCGAATTATTTAATGGCATATCAAAGCTGATTACCATTTCAGACACGCGAGCTTCAAGGGCTAGACCACCTCTAAAATTATTATTAATAATCTTGACAGTGTCACCTAAATTGATATCCTTGTAGTTTTCAATGAAGCTAGATTGAATGTCAACGGTATAGGTCAATAATGGGTAAGCGTATTGCTTGATGGTACGCAATGCGTAGCCTTTTAACGCATCGATATTTTTGTATTCTGTTTGAAAGTCCTTACGTGTCCAGTTATCCAAACCTGTATCACCAAGAGCTGAAGGGTACATCCTTGCTGATATCGGTGCGTATAGCATAGGACTACCTTTTTTTGAATAAAATTCAATCTCGCCGTTTTGATTTGTTTCCTCAATGTTAACTGAACTAAGGTCAATACCTTCACCAGTAAAATATCCCAAGTTAAATAGCTGAGTTTTATCGCTTGCAACTTGGACACCTTTTAACCCGTTTTGGTAGCAGAGAATAACATCACCTCGAACCTTGCCAATACCGTGATGTTTGTCATCCGGCTGTTGGTAGATGTCGATGATAAAACGTTTCAAAGTGCCATCTCGTTTTAATTCGGTGCGAAAAACAAATTCTGCGTCAAATTGATTCATCAAGCTATGAAGCTGCTCTAGTTTAGTGCCACTTTGAGAATCGAACGTAATAGTTCTCGTTTTATCAGCGATTTCATTGATACCGATTTCAAGCCCAGCGAAACCAAGTAAGTCAAGATTTTGAAGATACCACTCAAGACTTTTAGCCCCGTTACTGCTAGCAAGAGGGCGTGAAGACTCCGTCGCTAACTCAAGGTTAGTGTTGTTACAAGTCACTTGAAAACTCGTGTCATTCTCGACAAGTTGAGACACATAGAATACATGGTAGTTATTGTCGTAGAAAAACGACACATACATCTGATCATTGATGTATTTCACATCATTATGCAGTTCCCCGTTTACGATTTTCGGAATCGTGAAATCAAACGTACTAGTTGAGTATTCAAGGTAAGTGTGCCATTGACTGTTAGAGTAGGGCAACATGCCCGGAACGTTATTGTTTAAGGCACAAACCTTACGCATGTTTTTGTCATGGATCCAAATTTGCATTAAACAAAGCGCTCCTTCCAAGTAATTTCAATAGTTGGGTCAGTCCTTGTCCAACTAGACGTGTAGATATCGATT